CGCGGCGGCGGCCGCGGGGGCATTGGTGTTGGCCATGGGTGTTTCCTCTTAGCGGTGGACGATGTAGGTGACGGTGAGCACGCTGGTGAACAGCCGTTTGTCCTGGAGGTGTTCCGGCGCGTAGATCGGCTGGTTGGCGATTCGGAGCCATGACGCCCCGGGCACGGTGGGCAGCGGTCGCCGGGTCAGGAAGTCGGCGATGTCCTGCACCAGTTCCATGAGCGGGTCCACTTCCTCCGGGCTCACCGCCAACAGTTTTTTCTGCACCGCCACGTCGACGGCGATTTCGTTGGCGACCCGGGAGCGGTCGGCGTTGGTGATCGTGTTGGACCGCGGCACGACGGTGACGCGGACGCCGTCCATGGCGCGCAGGTCGAGGTCCGGCAAATACTTCCGGGCGGCCGTGATCGGCGGCGAAAACGTGTGGCCGGTGAGGTCCGCGAGGATGGCGGCGGCAATGTCGGCGGCTACGGCTGGCATACGCTGCCCCCTTCCTCGCCGATGAGTTTGGTGTGGATCCGGAGCGTTTGCCGGTACGGGTCGGAATACCGGTAGTGGGGCTGGAGGCTCCCGACGGGAAGGACTTCGTAGACGAACAGCGTGCCGTGTGCGGTTTCCTCGATTCGGTCGCCCGCTTCCGGGAGCACGCGCAGGCCGTCGATGACGAGGTCACGGGCCCGGATGAGAAAGTCGCGGCTTTCCGCCCGGATGATGACGCCGGCCCCGTCGTCTTGCTGGTATTCGGTGCGGCCGATCGTCGCGCGGACACAGACCGAGCGGTCGTCGCGGCGATAGACGACGTCGGTGGTGGCGACGGCGTGCCGGCGGGCTTCAAGCCATGTCGATGCGGTGCGCAAGATGTCGGTCATAGCCCTGCGGCCTCCCGGAACGCGGCGTCGAGCGTGGCGGCGTCGAGGCCGAGGGCCGGGCCGAGGGCGGCCAGCCACTGGCTGTCTCGGTGGACCTCCGTGCCGTACTCCCACTCGACGCGGACGCTCTCGCGCGTGATCGCGTCGGGGATCGACGCGATCGCCGCATCGACCTGGGCGAGCGCGATCCCGTGACGGATCAGCCAGAGGCGGGCTTGCCTGGCGGTGATCGTCGGCGGGACAGGCCGGTCGTCGGGAGCGTACTGCCAGCCGGCCGGCAGTTGATTGGCAGGAATGGCCGTGCATCCTGGCGGCGGCCCCCATAGCGGCGGAACGTCTGGCCGGACGAATGTCACGACCTGACCAGCAGCGTTGAGGATGGCGAGAGGGACGGTTGGCATTTTTTTCTCAAAACAGGATTATTCGACACACCGCATCCCCACCGTTTCCGCCGGCCCCGCTGGCGAAACCGTTCGTCGATGCACCGCCGCCGCCGCCGCCAGCGCCGCGGCCGCCGTTGGCGCCGTTGCCGCCGGCCGCGGCCGTCGCGCTGCCGCCGCCGCCGCCGCCTGTGGCACAGATCGAAGCGCCGAATGTCGTGCCAGAGGCGCCGTTGCCGCCGCCCGCCGTGCCCGCGGTTCCGCCGGCCGAGGCTCCGATCCACACCGAGGCACCGCCAGCGCCACCGGCTCGCGTCGTGTTGGCTGTGTCCAGCCCGCCGCCGCCACCGCCGCCGCTGCTCGCTTCGCATTGTGCAGCGGTTCCTGCCGTCCCGGCGGCGCCGACGCCGCCCGCCCCGCCAGGCGATCCGCCGAACGGGTCGGACGACGACGACTGTGCGCCGCCGCCGCCGCTGCCGCCGCTCGTCGTTCCGCCGCCGCCGTTACCTGGAGAAGAGGTGCGAAGCAGGACCGTGAAAGGGGCCGCTCCGCTCTGAATTACCGACGCCGCGCCCGGCTGGGAGCCTGGGTTTCCGTTCGTGTCGTCGGTTCCGACTGCCGCGCCCCCGGCCCCCCCGGCCCCCAGTTGAACACTGATCAACCTGGACGGCAAATCTGCGAGTCTCCACACTACGCGCCGGAACGGCCCCGCGCCGCCGCCGCCTCCGCCGCCGCGGTTGCTGCCCGCCGCGCCGCGGCGGCCGCTACCGCCGCCAGCCCCAGCGCCGAGCAGCTCGACGATCGCGTACTGTGCGGCAGACGGGATCGTCCATTCCCACACGGCGTAGCCGCTGTAATCGGTTTTTGTCGCCCCGCTCGCCGTGCTGGTCGTCGGCGTGAACTCGACCATCGTCGGCATCGTGACGGCGCCGGCCGCGCTGTTGAGACTCGTCACCGGAGCCGCGTACGTCTGATCGCCGCGCAGGTACGTCGAGGCCGACGCCGTCCCGCTCCCGAGCCGCGTTGTTGCGACCGTGCCGGTCGTGAGGTCGGAGGCGGAGCCGCTGGTCGCCACCGGCGCGAGGCCCGTGATCGTGCCGGCGGCCTGGGTTCCCGTGTGCGTCGATCGGTCCCGCAGTTGGGCGTCGGTGGCGTTGGCCGTGGCATTCGTGGCGATGCCGTCCAGTTTCGTTTTGGCGGCCGACCCGGCCCACCACGCGGCGACGGCCTGGAACACCCGCAGCGGGCTGAACGCGAGCCGGCTGGTCGATGTGCCGGCCTCGGCCTCGGCCTGGGTCGCCGTTGCGGCCGACCACTCGCGGGCGTCGGTCATCCGGGCGTCGGTCGTGCTGACCGCCCCCGACACGTCCGCCACGGCCAGCGTCACCGCTCCCGTTCGCCCGGCCACGCTCTGCACCGGTGCGGCCGCGGCGGCCCGGCTGGCCGTGTGGTAGAGGTTGGTCGACCCTTCGGGAAGCGCGTCGGTGGACGCGGGCCCGGAGTTTTCGGCTACCTGGACGATCACCTCCGAATTGGCGGTCGCGCACTCGACCGAAACGGTGATGTCGTTGCATGCGGTGCAGTTGCTGCTGGTCATGTCACCGCCTCATGGCCACAACGCGGCCGGCCAGGATGGTTCGGGTGTCGCCGCCGGGGGTCGTCCAGCGAAACGACCATCGATAGGGCTGCGGCCCGATCACCAGGGCGGTCTGGGCGTCGCTCAGGCTGAATCCGACCCGGGTGTGGGTGTCGCCGTTTACGGTGACCGGCGTGCTGGTCGTCGTGAACGTGCAGACCGTCGTGCCGGTGGAGGCGTTGACGATTGAGGCCGCGAGGGTGTGCCCCGTCAAATTGCGGTTTACGACGGCCGTGAACGCGAAGTCGTCGCCCTGCACGAACTCAAGCGGCAGCGAAGCCGGGCGGCGGCCATACGCTGCGCAGTCGTTGGTGCATGTCTCGGTCGGCACGTCGACACTCCACGGTTACGAGTCCGATCGACGGGGCGCCGCGCCGGGCTTGGGCTCGCGCGGCGCCCCGTCGGATTTCATGCAGCGGCGGGCGCTCAGGCGCAGCCGATGCGGACGCGGACCTTGAGTTGGCCCGACGTCTTGGCGACGGCGGCCCGGCCCATGAGCACGTCGGTGTTCGTCGACGTGGCCTTGGCGGATCCGGCGTTCCAGTAGACGAGGGCTCCGGCGGCGAACGTGGTGCCGCTGGCGGAGTCGACGTCAAACAGGCCCTGCACATGGAGCGTGCCCAGCTTGTTGGCGGCGATTGCGATTTTGGTGATGCCGACTTGCGTGCCCTGCACGACCACGGTGCCGGCGACGGTGTCCGCCGTCGGCGTGTAGTCGATGGTGTCCGGTCCCGAAACGTAGTCTGCGATCGACATGGCGAAGTTTCCCTTCTGGTGGTGGTGGTGGTTGGTGGTTCAGGCGAGCCGGGGGGCGATCACGCCGCCCCCTTGCTCTTGACGCCGGCCCGGTACTCGGCGAGGGCCACGCCGAAGTCCCAGAACACCCGCCACGACACACCGAGCACGTCGGGGGTGGTGTCCATACCGAAGAACTCGACCGTGGGCGTCTGGAGGCCGTTCAGGTACGCGATCTCCAGGGCGGCGAGGTCGGCCGGGTTGCCGAGCAGATACCATGCGGTCGAGCTCGCCCCGGTCAGGGTCGAATTCGAGAGCCACGGCGAGACCAGCGGTTGGAACGAGCCCTGCCAGATGTTGGCCGACGGCGTCTTGGCCGAAGTCGGCCCGACGACGTACTGGCTGTTCATCAACTCCTTGGCGGCCTGTTCCAGGGCCGTCGGGACGAGCAGGATGGTGGGGTCCACCATCACCGGCAGACCGTCCGGGCCGACCTGATCGCGGAACATCTGCACCGCCGTCGCGAGGCTGGAGGACTGCAGGTTGGTGGCCGCACCCTCGAAGTAGTTGGCTCGGGCGGAGGTGAAGAACGACGAACCGTTGGCCGTCGCGTTGAGGGCGGCGAACAGGGTCTTTTCGCGGCTGTGGACTGCCTTTCGGCCGAGGGCCTTGGCGTTGTCCGCGAACGCGTTGAGGTCGTCGTTGATGAGGTCGTGCCGCGAAATGCTCAGGATCGCACCACGGGTCTCAACCTGCCGCGTCCGGCTCTCCTCGCTCATCCGCAGGTGCTTCAGTTCACCGTCCTTCGCGACCGGCTGCAGTTCGCCATTTAGGGCGAGGCTGTAGACGGTGTTGGGCTGGAAGTTCGCGTGCGACCGGGTGGCCGTGATCTGTTCGGCGACCGAGGGCGCCATGGCGAACGCGTCCTGGAGCGCCTTGTTGGCTACGTTCCCGACGACGCCGGACAGTTCGCTCGTGGAGAACGCGGCCCGAATCCACTCCATCGTGCCGGGGTCGGCCTCGATGGCGTGGCCCTTGGCCGCGGCGATCTGCTCCGCGTGCCACCGCAGGCCGCGCCGGCGGAACTTGCTGGCACGGTCCAGCGTTTCCTCGTTGTAGGACTTTTCGACGTCGAGACCGGCCGCCATGCACAGCGACGCCTCGATGATCT